CTTTACTGCAAATCCGAAGGGTGAATTTAAGCTAAATACTACTAGTGTTGCAATGTATGCAGAGACAGATGATAACATCAAAGACAAGTACCTAGAAGCAACAACTGGCATTAAGGTACCTAGTAAAAAAATTGTATTGGGATAAAATGGCAAAACTAAGTCGTGTAGGTGATACAAATCAAGAAGGTGGCGCAATAATGCGTGGTGCCGATACTGTATTTGCTAATGGAATTAAAGTAGGGCTACATGTTAGTCAGATTACCCCACACGCTCCTTGGGCTAGAAAACCCCATCCACCTCATAAAGCGGCAACAACTACAGATGGTAGTCCAACTGTGTTTTGTGAAGGTGTGCCAGTACTCAGAGTAGGGTCAGGAAACAGTTGCGGTCATAGTATCGTACAAGGTAGTCCTGACGTTTTTGTTCCATGAGCGATACAGGAAAACAAAGCCCGTTAGGTGTTAATACATTAAGTTCACTATTACAAAATATTGGATTTAATATTAATCCTATTATGATAACCTTTACAGGCTCTAGTACCAGTGTAACATCTGCTACTCAATTAGGTAAAATTGTTAATGAAACTTGTTTAAGATTACTTACATATTCAATTAATGATGCGTACGGTAGAGGACAAGTTAATAGTACAACCTATAATAATTTAATATCTATTGGGGCAAGTAGTATTCCTGCATTAGGTAATAGTCCACCATCAACATTTGATTGGACTGGATATCCTAACTGGGCCAGTAACTATACATATACAAATGAAGTAACACGTTGGGGTTATGTAAGATTGTTTGCATTACAAGGATATAATGAATTTAATTACAATAGTGGACTATCAGCCGATAGTGGAGCATACAAAGACTTTTTATCAGGCTTTATGTCATCTTATAGTTTTATTGAATCTAGTAATGATGCTATATTAGCAGTAAATAACTCACAAGAATTTTTAGATGGTACATATAGTAATATGAACGATTTAATAACAGGTGATATTGCCGGTGTAAGTGTAGCAACTACTGTATTTGGACAAGATTTACTTGCTAGTGGCAAAGCGATAAATTTACAAACTATTGCAACATTTGGTTTACCTAGTAACTTGTTATCTACATTACAGAAAAACAATTGTATTACTTCTTCAGTAAGTCTTGCATTAATTGCAAGTAACATTACTGTAACAGAGTTAGAACAAATGCTGGGTAATATATCATCAGTAACCAAAGAACAAGAACGTAAAATATACGGGGCATTTGGTATTATATTAGGACAAGATTTGAAAGATGTGTTAGTATCATTGAATTGCAAGACAGCTGGTTTAGAATCATTAGCTGATTTATTAAGTCCAATAAAGTTGTTCCCTAATAGTTATGCATCATTAACAGTTCCGGTTTATAATACAGTAGGTGGACCAGCTAATAGTAAAATATATTATCCTATATACGTGAATGATGGGTTGAATAGTCAGTTAAGATCACCTACAGCAACTAGTCAATCAGTTGGTCGTGCTTTAGGTGGTACATCAGCTACCGGTATAGGGAGTTAATTATAATGGCTGGCTTCTTTCAAAATCTTAGAGTAGTATCAGAGCGCAATGATATGGATGCTCCTGCTAGTAATGCATATGAAACTACTAGTCCTAATACAAATGTTGCTCAATCTAGTACAGAACAGATTACGCCTGAAGGTACTCAATCTAATATATTAACAATACAAGCTATACCACAAGGGTTTGGTGCATATTTAGATGGTATATTACCACCTGATATTGCTAAAGCTGCCGGTTGCTTTAGTGTGTCAATGCAACAGATTAAAAACATTTCTAGTGTACCAATTGAAAAGTTTGCACAAGTAGTTAATAGTTTAGAAACAATTAAAAATTTGAACGTTAATGGCACTAATGTTCCAACTGATACTACACTAGCAAGTCAAGGATTAGCATTAATTGCATTGGGTAATGGTCCGTATGGTACATATACTATGAGTAATTTCTTAGGATGTATGAGTGGATTACCTTATCTTGGTATAGATATTGACGGACTAACAAAGAATTTACAAACAAGTACACTACTTAACATTTATAAGCAATTATATCTAGCAGTAACATGGGAACGTGCTACCGCATCAATACAATATACATATGATGGTATAAGCACATACACTACTACAGGTGTAACACTTACTGATCCAGGTGGTGGATATGGACGTGAGGGGGCAGCCGCACCTGTAGTTACAGTTAACGGCGCTACTGTTACTGCTACTATAGGAACCGATGACACTGACATTACAAATTTTGGTAAAGTTACTGCATTGAACTTTACAGCTGGAACAACTTCATCCGTTCCTACGATATCAATTGCATATCCCCCGGGCGGTTCAAGTTTTGATAATACGATTGTTCAAGGTTACATTGATGCTGCCAATGCAGAGATACTATCAATTAAAAATAATAATCCAGCAACTGCACAACGATTAATTACTAATTGGGAGTTAACTGGAACAATACTGTCAACTGAACAACGTGCAATTTTTACAGGTATGTCAATTAGAGTACCCAATAGTTCTCCGGATAACTTAAGAGAACCAACAATAGCAACATTTCCTGCAACACAGTATGCTTTCGTAGATACTATACCTCGTTATGCTACATTTACACAGCCACATATGTATTCACAAACATTAGAAGCTATTGCTAATTACAATACAGTGGGCGGACAAAGTCTGGTAGCAATGTTACGTGAATCTCGCAATCAAGCTAGATTGCAAGAAGCGGGTATACCAGTAGACAACAACATAGATAACAAATTAACTAAACAACAAGAGTCAGAGTTAATAGCTAATGGAACGTTGGGTGGTAGTATTCCAGCAACATTAGCAACCGAAATTGGATCACCTACTCCTCTAGGATATTATGATCCAGTTGATGACCGTTATTATAGTGACGGTGTAGCAATAGACACCGGCGAAGCAGTTGAGCCGGGCAGTTTTGCAGGATCAAGGTATCGTAATCTAATACCACCTCAGTTATCAGTAATATATGCATCTGATATACTGTTACCTGCAACATATTCCGTACCAGAAGCAATAGACGAAGTAATTCGTTGCAATTGCGACTGCTGGGATAACATCTAAATTTCATAGCTTAGAAATAAGCAGAAAGGATAAATTATGAATTTAATCCAACCTATTAAAATTTTAATAGTATTAATACTTATAACAGTGGTTCTAACGTTTGACCAATTGACAACATCAACAGAACCTAAACCTGTAGAAGAACCCAAAGTTGCAAAAACGGTAGATCCAAAGCAATTAACATGTATGGCCAAGAATATATTTTATGAAGCAGGTGGTGAATCATTAAATGGGCAAGCGGCAGTAGCACGTGTGGTAATGAATAGAATAGCACATGGATTTGGCAAAGATCCCTGCGCTGTAATATATCAAGCATCATATGTAGATAAAATTATAGACGATGAAATGCAAAAGGTAAAACTATGTCAGTTTAGTTGGGTATGTGAGGGGAAAAATGATCCCAATAAAAACAGCGCAAGATATAAACAAGCAGAACAGGTAGCATATGATGTACTAGCACATGATGCGTATACTGATGTAGTGCCAAAATCAACATTATTTTTTCACAATTTAAGTGTAGATCCATTATGGCCTTATAAACAAGTAGCAAAGATTGGCAATCACATATTCTATAGTAAGGCTAAAAAGCCTACCCAAAAGATTACAGTTAAATCAGAAAATGATATATAATATCTAATGTCAGACAAACCAAATTCAGCAAATGGTGTTAGCAGTTATGATTCCACCACTAGTGGATCATTGATACATTTCTTTAATCGTAATGTAACACCTTATCCCACAGAAAGTAGTGGACCCAAGTTTGATTTAGTTCCTGTAGAGAAGCATAAAGATATTATGCTTAATGTTGCTAGACTACATGCTAAACAAGAATATGATAGAATCATGGAACTAGTAACTGTATTACAGAAACAAGCAGAACAGATTAAACATAGATTAGATTTGACTGATATGATTCATGCCGCAAAATACGATTTTCAATTGGCAAATGGTAATATCTATTGGTTGTTGTTTGATACATTGAAACAGTTTACTAGATTAAGTATTCATGGACCCAATGATTGGTCGGGTACTGCCCCTGAACAGTACGAATATATTTGTAGAGTTAAATGGTTAGGCGATCACACTTGGATAGAGGTAGAAGATGATAAGTAGTAGTCCAAACCGTCATACATTCCAACTTGAAGGTGCAAAGAAACGTGCAGAAGAAGATGGTAAAGAACTTCCTGAAACTTACATTAACATGTGGAAAACAGCCAAAGAACAAGATGAAGCCAACATAGTAGATCCTGAGTGGCAAAAAGACAACATGGAGTATGACTTACGTAGTACTCAATGGATAATTGATAAAACTAAGGCTGATGATGTTTATGCTCAACATCTTTATGCTTCCATGTGTAACAATGATTTTACTAAAAATGATGTATGGCCCATACTAACTGAGAAAAAGTGGAGTTGTAGTTGGAGACATGCTGGTGGTATTGTTGCTGATATGCAAGAGAAGGGTGACTACATTGATTGGTATTGCTCTGGTATCAGAGATACTAAGATACTAGATGATGATGAATATCAAGCATTAACTAAAGAACAACAAGAATATTACATACAATGTAAGAAGTTTGTTCCAGAAAGTGTTGTAACAGTTGAAATACGAGAAGATTTGTTAAAATTAGGTTGGATTGTAATAGATGATCCTAACGACTAAATACAATAACATACAAGGAGAATATATTATGTTAGAAACGTTATTTTGGTTAGCACTAGGTGCATTTATTGGTTGGAATTTCCCGCAGCCTCAGTTTGCAAAGAATATACAAGCAAAGATTTTGACTATGTTCAAAAAGGATTAATATATGGCTTATAGCGCACAAGTTATTGACCACTATGAAAATCCCAGGAATGTCGGATCTTTTGATAAGAGTGATACTGGTATTGGTACTGGTATGGTTGGCGCACCTGCATGCGGTGATGTAATGAAATTACAAATTAAAGTAAATAAAGAAACAGGAATTATAACAGATGCCAAATTTAAAACATATGGGTGTGGGTCGGCAATTGCTTCTTCAAGTCTTGTCACAGACTGGGTCAAGGGTAAAACATTGGATGAAGCAACATCCATTAAAAACTCCCATATTGCCGACGAACTCAGCCTCCCCCCAGTCAAAATCCACTGCAGTATCCTCGCCGAAGACGCCATCAAAGCCGCAGTAGAAGATTATAGAAAGAGATATAATGGCCAATGAATTAGCAAAATTTTTAAACTCACAACGCCGTCATCGGGATGAACTAGCAGTTAAGAAACAAGTTAAGATAGCAAAAGCACACGGATTAACTACGAAAGATAAAGTAGTAAAAGAACCTCATCGTTTAGCAAAACATCATGTTATGGATTGTGGTAACTCACAATGTCCCTTATGCGGAAACCCACGTAGGACACACAAAGATACATTAACAGCACAAGAGAAACGATTATATCAGGATGTTGAAAAAACAACAGATAAACACAGTAATGGTTTAATACCAACTGAAAATTAATAGACACACAAAGGAGAAACTATGTCAGAAACTATAACTAGCCTACAAGGGGCACTAGCCGGCGAAAGCCAGGCACATGTAAAATATAAATATTTTGCAAAAATTGCACGTGCTGAAGGGCATGAAGATATTGCAAAACATTTTGAGCATACAGCAGACCAAGAATTATTACATGCCTGGGGTCATTTAGAATTGCTTATTAAGAAACCAGATACTAAACAATGTTTAGAGATGGCAATTGAGGGTGAAACTTATGAATTTCAAGTTATGTATCCCGAGTTCCGTGAGATTGCAGAATTTGAAGGCAATTTACTTGCGGCAAATGAAGCACAACATCAGATTGAAGAATCACAGCGGCATGCTAGTGAGTTCCAAGAAATACTAAAGAAAGCTGAAAAGCGTTTTGCGGCACTTGCTAGAGTAGAGAAGCGCCATGCTGAAGCATATCAAGCTAAACTTGATGAACTAACAAAGGGAGCAGTATAATGGATCATGTATGTGTAATTTGTGGCCATGTCCACAATGAAGAAACAGAAGGAAAATGGGATGAATTACCAGAAGATTTTCCTTGCCCAGAGTGCGGTGGTTTTAAAGTTGATTACGAAACTATTTAAATTAGATTTTAATATTGGCCATACGATTGATAATTAGTAATTGTTATAAAAAATATTTAGAGGGTATATTAGACTATCTAGATCAAACGGATTTGATATTGAATTTGTTATTTTGTGATAAATAATCAAAAGGATTATTATGTTGACAACCGAAACTAAAAACTTAGCTGAGATTAAGATAATTATAGCTGATTTATTGACAAACCCAATTAATCAAGGATTAACAGTTGGTATTGTGGATCCAACCGATTATCAGAATATTACGGGATTGGAGAATCTTGCTGACTCGGCCAACTATAGTCATGTGTATTTTGTCGGTAAAGTAAATGATGAAATTGTTTCTATTTCTGCCGCAGGCAAATTTATTGATCCAACTACACAAAGAGTTAAAATTTTACATAGACTAAACTATGTAAGACCTGATCTTCTTAAAAAAAACATAGGTTCATATTTGCTAAAGCAAAAAGCTGATTATTTTCAAAACAATAATTGGAACGAAGATGAGGATACAATTCATTTTGCTTATACTTTAATTGATAATGAAGAAGATTTCTTTTCTATTTTAAAATGGGATTTATATACTGTAAATGAACACACTAATCAAGTATACGTAGGTTATAAGACAAGATGGGGACAGTATAAAACTATTTTAGATTCTGTTATAGAAATAGTGTAATTTGCATCACTTATAAAAAAGACCCAATATTGGGTCTTTTTTTAATCCTAAAAACAAAATTAATAAATAGACATAGAATAATTAAGGAAAAATATGAATTTAGCAAATGTAGGATATTACATTCCTGACGTTCCTGCTCTATACCCAAACGATATGGAAAAGTTTTGGGATATGTGGAATAACAACAAAGAATTGCTAACCAAAACTAAAAAAGATAACGTTGAAAATAGTGCAGGGAATGACTTAAAAACTTTATACGAAGATGCAAACTTTGAAGGAATGATTACGTATCTAAAAAATGACAACTACCTAAGAGGTAGTACATGGAAACACAACATAATTTTGGAGCCTAGTATTTGGCATCCTTATGTTGAAGCATTGGAAGAAAGAATGCCGTGGTATGAG